CTGACGATGAGACAGTTCTACGAGCTGCTACTGAAGGCTGGGTACTCGGAGGAGGTAGCACAGGAGGCGGCATCTGAGCGAGGGTGGGAGCGACTGAATGCGGGGATAGCAATGTGAAGAGTGAATTAGAGACCTTTGATGGGCTTGATAACCGTAGGGAGATTATGATCCTTCTGGATCGCCTTGGTAGTGACCGACGACGCGCGCAGTTTCTGGAGTCGCTCATACCCGTTTCTCTCAAAGGGTTTGCCGGGTGCCCAATGAAGGTGAGAGGGAACTGCGACTCAGTCGCGGCGTACTACATGCTGGTCGGGGTGTGCAATGAGCTAGGGGTGTCCATTAACGAGGCAGCGCGGAGATTGGATAGAGTAGTCAGTAAAGGGGGTACGATACGATAGATGCCCTTCTGTATGCAGTGCGCGACGGTATTCGCGCAGCTGGCTTGAACTACGATCAGGCGTCCTGCGAGATCATGGATGACGGTCGCCCGCCACCGCGATGCGGGAACTTCTTTGTCGCAATACACGACGGGATGATGCGCTCGGACGCTGACAACCAGCTGAACGAATGGTATGACTTCTCAGTGACGTTGACTATGCGATTGGTTGTACCGCTCGACCGCGTCGGGGACCAACAGATGGCTCGGAACCTAATCCGCATACCTGATGGGGAGAGGCAGGGGTTCTATGCTAAGGCTGACCGCTTACGAGCATTCCTGCATATGAATTGGAACATTACTGTTTTAACAGGAAAGACCCCAAATAGTGCTAATGACAACCTAGCTGCGTGGGCGACAGGAACGGTCTATGCATTTGTAGAACCAATGCGATTCCACACTCTGGAATCGCCGAAATTGGTGGGCGGCGAGTGGTTCGGCGCGGAGCCGGACGCGGAGGACATGGGGATGAAGGGAACGCTGACCTTCTGGCGATGTCGGCGCATGCAGCCCGTAACAGCAGCAAGTGGACCATTCGTGTGAGGCTGAGTATGGCTGGAATTACTACCCTCGGTGGTGACTACACAATACATCTAACGTACAAGCCGAACGGGTTGGACGAAGGTGACGGTTGGCTCATAGCCTGTATGCCGCACATAACTGACTTCAGGAGCAACTCGTTCCAACCAAACTACTTGCGCAGCAATGATACGCGGGCAGTGAACTGCCCACAATGTAAGAAGACGAAGATATTTGAGGAGGTGAGGAAGAAGGAGGCGCCGTAGTGAAGCGATCGCACAATCGCCGAGTGGTGAATATAAAGATACTACCTGGAGAACCTGCCGACGGTACGGGAATAGTGTGCATACACTTATTCGTGGAAGACGAGCGAGGTCCATTCATCGAACCGTGCGTGCTACATATCCAGGATATTGAAGTAGATGGTCAGGTAACTAAGCGACCAGTACCTGGACCAACTCGTGGGCGGTTGGCCTGCGACCCGAATAGAACCGTTGCTCCAGTAACGCATAAAGGTGTAACGACTGTCACAATGCGCACGGGTGACCCCAGAGCGGTGACGTGCCCCAAGTGTAGGGCGTCCAAGTACTACACTGAGGCAATGGAGCTATTGGAGAGTGTGGTAAAATAGCGGGCTGGCTTGGTACTTAGTACCACCAAGCCAGCCCTGAACATCCTAACCTTTCGCGGAGGTCAGAATGCCTGTTTCTAATCGTAGCACAGAACAGAAACGGAAACATCAAGTCCACATATCGACGAAATGGAGTTGTCGGTAGACCATTGCCATAGGACAGGTAAGGTTCGCGGCCTCCTGTGCAGGCAGTGTAACATAGCACTCGGTAAGTTCAAAGAAGACATAGATGTACTGAAGAGTGCGATTGAGTACCTAATTAAGTACTCGTAGAGAAGGGAGGACCATTATGGCCGCAGGACTCGTAGTACCAGTCTCCGGGCCGTACTGAGTTAAACCGCAGTATGGGATGGGGTTTCACTTGGCACACAGAACGACGATGGGTTCAACCTCTTTGGTACGTATCAAGGTCAGGAAATAAACGCCTCCGACGCCTACGGGATGACACTGGTGGAGGCTATATGGCGAGGTCTCAACTGGAGACTGCGCTTTCGTGCGCTGGAATTCAACAAACCTGGCATCCTCCGTATCATGCAGATGTTTGGTGCCTCTGGCAATGCGGCGACGACCTTCACTCCGACTCTCGCCAACATCGGCGACCGCTGTACCAAGTTTGCTCCGACATTGGGGCTAGTCCTGACGGCGGTACTCGGTAACCCACCGACGATGCCGGCCTCACTGACGGCGCTGAGTCCTATAATAGCTCCGCAGTCGAATATCGACCTCCTGTTCACATCGAAGATGCGCGAGGCTCCACTCGAACTGGCCCTACTCCCATACTCAGCTGTTATAAGCTCGAATAACAACATATCGACATCGTTTACCACCGGCTAGTTGAAGGAGTGATTAGTGGCCCTTGACGAAGCTATATTAAGGATAATATTGCAGGGAGCTGGTGGCTCAGTCGCTCTCCCCGGTGGTAGCCTTCCCCGTGCGCCGCAGTCCACCTCCTCGATCCCGCCACCACCAACGGCTGCACAGAAGCCACCTTCATCGTTATCACCAACCACTACTCAGCCACCACAACCACCACAACCACCACAACCACAATACCACTCTCCTCGACTACATGAGAAGGCTCAGATAGATGATGCCTATAAGAGGTTGTATGGTGATAAGGATCAAGATAGACTGTTAGATAATATACTCAAAGTAGTCGGTAATCTCCGGGGCACTATCGGTGGACTCACTGGCACAATCGCCGGAGCGGTACTCGACATAGTGACTGGTCTGCGCAAGGCGCAGGTAGAGACAGAGAAAACGAGGCGCCAACAGGATCTGCTTGCTAAGGAATCGATAGATGTTGTCCGTGTAGTATCTGGACAACCTACTCCAACAACGTCCGCTCCAACGTCACCCATTCCAGTAACATCGCCTCAGATTACGCCGGCGACTCCACCAATACCTCCGACGGCATTTCGACTTCCAACACCACCCGCGCCAAGAGCACCGCTACCACCATCACGTCAACTCCCAGAGCCTGCATCGCCATCAGAGCCGCCGACGACGCCGCAGCAGCAATCGACACCACCTATAGGGGCACCATCACCTCCAACAACTGCCTCTACTGGATCATCACCGCCGCCTCCACCACGACCGCCGCCTCCACCACGACCGCCGCCTCCACCACGACCTCCGCCTCCACCACGACCTCCGTCGCCATCACCATCTGGATCGCCTGCGCCTGGACCTGGAATGGGTGAAGGCGCAGCCGCTGCCGCAGGACCAATCGGGATAGCAGTTGCTACAGCTATTGCCGTTAAAGTGGCGGTAGACCAAGCGGTAAAGGAAGCAATTGGCGAAGTTGGTAAGGTCATATCTAGTGTTGCCTCACCAAGTAGTGACCCAGCGAAGCCGATAGCTGAGCTAGGTGAAGCGGCGAGTAAGACTGGGGAGAAACTCCCAGTACTGGGTACGGCAGCTATCGTTGCGGGGGAATCTCTCAAGGCGCTGGCCTCGGTGATGCAGGCGCTCGACAAGACGGCTGAGCGATATGGTCAGTACAGTCCCCAGATCGCTCAGGCTCAAGCGATAGCGGAGGTCCGCCAGACCATCGGGGACCTACGTCGCGCACAAACAATTGCTCCGGAGATGGCGAGATACATACAGGCGCAGAGCGATCTCCAGCAGAAGTTTGAGGACACGAAGATCAGGTTGCTCACGAAGATACTTCCTGTGATTACGCGCATACTTGAGATAATAGAGGGCGCTATGGCAGCGGGAGAGAGTGTTGCGAGTGTAATCGCAGCCCCACTGAACCTGATCGCTGATGCGATGTCTCAGATCTTGGGTATACATCGCGACGCCCGCATGCCGGAGATAGAAGACCCGACCGAGCAGCTACTCCGGATGAACTTCGACTGGGCCGGGACCGGGAGACCAGACGATCCGGGCTGGGTGCCGAGGAGATAGCCGCGTGCCTGTACCGACGATAAACTTCACCACTGGGCCTTCTACACTTCCCGACATTGGCGTATTCTCCTACAACGGATGCGTATTCTCACCATTATTCGAGACGAAGGTGAGCGGCACAGCCGTCAAGGATAATGCGAACCGGACAGTGAAGTATATGGAGTATGACATTGCGGTGGATGGATATGTAACCTTATCAGCTGGCAGCAACTCGATAAGCGACACGATGGCTACCCTGCGCAAGCTCCTGTCGGCTCAGGGTGGTACATTTACGTACCAAGGTAGGGGCTTCGACTTAGTAGTGGGTCCACAGTCAACGGTGGGTGACGTAGCTTGGGGACCGGTCCCGGAGATATTGGAGTTCCAGCCGTTGGGTGCTGGGAAGTCCGCGAAGGTGGTGTGGAAGGTCAAGGTGAGAGTGGTGGAGGTCAACCAGCAGAGCCTGCATGAGGGTTCTTTACTACAATTCAACTACGAGACAGTGGTGACATACGACGAGGATGGGTATAGTTCGCTGTCTGTGAAGGGTACTATGGAGATCCCACTTAAGAGGTTTCCACTTCAGACTAGCCGCGACATAAGCCATACAGTAGACAACTTCCGCTGGAAGCTCGACACGAAGATATTCATTGGCATCGACCTGTCGCGGTTCCGCGTTGTTCGTCGTAACTATCAAGTGTCGCGTGATAAACGGACTATGGAGTTCGACGTGGCAGTCGAAGAGAAACCGTATATGGATCTGCCGCCGGATTGTACCATCTCACGCGGCTCCTATAGCGTCAGACCCGCTAAGGCCGGTATGGGGCTCTGCAATTGGCTATGCACACTGCGGGCGACGTACATAGTTCGCGCGGATCGACCTAGGAGAGTTGCGTGGTTCGCGTTCTTGGCACTCCTCCGCCTGCGCATGAGTCAGGCTAGGTTTGGTGTGATACCACAAGCAATAGGAGGCGACCACAATCAATCGAGGTTGCAGACAGCTTCTAGCATTGGTCGAGGTGCGATATTAGGGTTGAGTCCACTGACCTATTGGGCCAGTATACTAAATAATCAGAGTAGGTCCATCGCGGAGACTAACAGAGCGCTCCTGATGGATTTCTCCATCGATGAGGGAATATATCTCGACTCTAAGACAACTACATTTTCGGCTACGTGGAGGATAGTGACTCTATTCAGTCACATACTGCTCGCTAGTGGATTATGGAAGAAAGTGCCAGAGGAGGATGAGAACGGTCAGAACCTCTGGGCAATATCTATGCGCAATGTATCCGGTTCGCAATCGTGGTTGCCGAATCCAGTTGACCAGGCACTCGACATAATTGTTGACTTCGCAGGAGGTCAGTAAGTTGCCATTTGTAGAGACTAACAGGGCACTGGGATTACCGCCGAGCTTTAGGTTCGGTCGTCTAGATATAGACGACGACAGGATGGTTGAGCAGAGGATATTAGTTCCTTGGCCGAAAGATCCAGCCGCATCCTATCTCTACTACGAGTGCAACATCGACGTAGTGCTCGACTCTGGTATAGTAGTCCATAATCGGTTGCCGCAGTACAATGATATACTCGTTGACACCCTGGCGTATGTGCCACTAGATGACCGTAATATCGATAAGATAACCGATGGGGGAGTGAACCTGAAGTCTCATGACCAGTACCGGGACATAATCCAGCGCATGGGACACGCTCGTTACTGGTTCCACCTGTGGGGTCGGGCGATGCGAGCTGGGTACAGAGTCCCTATACCAGGGATCAGAACCATCGGCGGTGTAGTGGCGATACCGCACGACGCGAACCCACAGCGGGCACGCAACAGTATTGCCCCAGGCGGCAGCTACGGAGGAGTGATTCTCTGGTACGCTCAGTGGTCGCTGTGGTACACGACTGCGGTGCCTCCGTACAAGAACGAGATCCCAGAGGCAGACGTAGCGGCCCACATCGTCGGGAGCGCTCCACTACCGGACGCTATGCAGGCACCGTACAGCCAGGCTGACGACAACTCCCGTAGGAGCGGTCCAGAACGGTAGTTATCACCTTCACATGAACTGACCGATGCAACTAGAGCATAGTACCAACGGCGACGTGAAAGAGAGTGCCATCGCTGAAGCACTCCAGGAGGACGCCACGGTCGGATACCGCCCGATCCTCCCATTGGAGTCGCTGTGGCTCTCTGGTGGCGACATGCCGCAGATCACGCTGCGCCGCGACCTCGAATTCATGCAGATGCACCCAATAGTCATGATTGCGCTAGAGTACTACCGAAGCGGTATCTCTGGTGCGGAGTTCTGGGGCGGACCAGATCACCTGAACCTAGGCAACGGGGCAGGTAAGCCGATCAGTTCGGACCAGCGCGTGTCCGAGTTCGTTCTCGCGCACGTGAAGCGATTCTGGCAGCGAGGTGTGCCACTACTCCAGGACGGTGGTTACGCCTACGGGTGGGCACCTGGTGAGCACATCTACAAGGAAGTCAATGGCATGATGGTGTGGTCGCACCTCAAGAGCTTCCACCCGAATGACGGATTCGTGCTGACGGAGAGGTACAACTCGGTAGGTGTGCGCATAAAGAACATCCGCGAGAAGCAGCCGGTGGACCTGTGGTTGGCGTCGGGAGGTATCCCTGCCAAAGGCTGCTGGTACGCGCACCGACCACGGTTTAACCAGTTCTACGGTCGGTCGCAACTCATTGGGGCGTGGCGACCGTGGCGTCGCCTCGGGTGGCGCGACGGTGTCGAGCAGGTCATCGATGCCGCGGTCTACCGAGCTGGCTACAAGGGACCAATCGTTAAGCACCCACTGGAGGACATGCAGACGGCGCAGTCTGGCATCCCAGCAACGCGCACCGACGGACAGGGCAACCCCCGAAGGAGCGCGCGCGATGTGGCCCGCCAGATCGTCGAGTGGGCGAAGGCCGGAGCAGGGTTCACCCTCTCCTCGGCCAAGTACCCGCCGACACAGGGTGGTGGCGATAAATGGGCCATCGAATGGCCGGACCACGTGATGGACGTGCGCCCACTCGTGGAGACAGCGCGGTACTTGGAGGACCACATAATGCTCGGTATCGGGGTGCCGCCGGAGTTACTGCGCCCTGGCGGGACTGGTAGTGGGTACAGTGGTCGCAGCGTCCCGCGCGAGGCGTTCCTCAGTCAGCAGCAGCATGTTGCCGATGGGATACTCCAGATGTTCGTAGAGCAGGTCATTAGACCACTCGTCCTGTGGAACTTTGGAAACGTGCCCTTCGAGGTGAGTTGCAAGTCTCTACTCAGGACAGAGTCGGAGGAGGTAGGTGGCGCAGATGGAGCCGGTGGTGGAATGATCAATTTCAACAGATCGCAATCTATGAAGGACTACTGGGCCAAGCGCAAGGCCAACGAGGGTCCATTATCTAGTGCTCAACAGGGTGCTGGTGAATCTGCATCCCCGACCTCGATATCGCCGGCGACAACCCCAGCGTTCTCGCTCGACTTCGCGAAGCAGAAT